CAAAGCCTTTGCTTTGACGGTCGCACCACAATGGTTGCATATGTGAATTTGATTATGTGCAAGACTGAACGGCTCATTAAGATGCCAGCAACGACAGCTTGTACAAAAGCAATCACATCTGCCACTGCCTTTATTTTCATAAAAGGCATACTGTGGGAAATACTGCACTATTTGCTCTTCGTTTTCAACTGTAATATCAGGAATATTCTCGAGCAGCTATTCGGGATTTTTAATCATACCGACACCTACCAATCTATAAGATTGCCGAGGTCAAGAGTAACCGGATCCGTTTTCTGCTCTGCTACATCAGGCTCTTCAAGCTCATACTCGGACATATGTATCTGCATTGCGAAAGTAACCTTTGCTCCGGGGAAAATCTTACCGACAATCTGCTGATACACATCAAGGTCGGAAACTGCAGCGGGGAGTTTCTTTCCCACTTCGTCAATCAGGTTTTCAAGGTTCTCTGCAGCCGAAACGGCTCTTGCAAATTCCTCGTTTTGCTCTGAAAATTCGCAGAGCATTTTCTTTACCGGCTCAAGAATTGCTTTAGATTTACGGTCTTTAAGATTTTTTTCGTTGCACAACTTGATTTTTTTTGTTGCAGAGGATATAATTGAGTTAGGCTTATTGTTCTTTGTGCTTGTGGCATTCGCGGTGTCACAGGCACTTTTTTTATTGCTCATTTCTTCACCTCCTCCCCGAAAACATCATATGCATACATACTGTTAATGCGTTGTCTAAGCCTTATGTTTTCGTTTTTGTAACCGCTGATTACGTCATTCTTAATGCTAATGTCAAGCCTTGCGTTCTCAAGCTCAATCTGCAAGTGCTTAACCAAGCTATGTAAGTGCTTGTTCTCGTCCTTAAGACTGCGTTTTGTTTTAATGTGTCTGAGTGCCATTGTAATTCTTCTCCTTAATCAGCTCAAAATACTTGCAAGGACTGCCTTGCTGATTCCGCCGAGCTTCTTGTTATAGTCTTTTTGAAAGTGTCGCTTAACAGTAACGCAACTTTTTCCGAGATACTTTGCGATGTCCCGATACTGCAAAACTTCCTTATCCGGAAACGCAACGTCTAACCTGTCGAGGTTGTCTCGAAATAACGGCTTTTCTCTTGCCATGTCATTCCCTCCTGCTCTCCTCTGTGATTTTGTCTGATACGATTTCAACCTTTTCCACATTGGCAACGCTGAGTGCCAGCTTGAGCAGTACCACGTCGCCTACTGTTCGGGTAATCTGATAGCTTGTAACATACGGGATTTCCTTGCCGTCAATCTCAAGCAGGAATTTATCCTTGGTGTCAATGAGTTTTAAACTTGCCATTTTGTTTCCTCCTTAAAATTAAACTCGATAACGAGTTGTTATTGAGTCCCAATAGTAATCTGTACGCCTAACGCCTTAAACAACTTATCAGCGTTTTCAAGTGAAATGCTTTTTTCTCCTTTCTCCCAGTATTGGATAGCTCTTTTTGTAAAGCCTGCTTTTTTAGCGAGTTCGCTTTGCGAAATTCCTCTTTGTTTTCTGTTTTCTCTCAAAATTATACTAAATTCTTTAATGTGCATTGATTTCACGACCTTTTTATGTTATACTATATTTAGTGGTGAACCCCAATTCACTAACCATATACAGAAAGCGAGGTGAAATTAATATGAATCATTCATCACTTAAGAAAAGCTTAATAATAGCTATGTCTTGTATTCCGAAAGTCGAAGGTTTAGAAGAAAACAACTTGATATTAACAACTTCTGCCGGAATCATTTCAGGTAAGGTCCCGTCTGAGCAGGAAATAGACGATGAAAATTCTTTGTGCGGCGTTTTATATGAGATTTGCGATAATACTAAAGAAGAATACTTAAAAAATATTTCTTCTACAGATTCCGAACCTGTAATTATTGGTAATGATGGTTACATAATTTTAAAAGATGTAAAAATAAGATCAACATCGTCCGACACAATCACTCATATGAATTTTATGGTTGTATTTTACGACCAAATCATCGGCGTTACTATTGGAAATATTAACTGACGTTACTTTTGTTTGCTGACTTTGTACTTGCAATACAAGGTCAGCAATTTCTTTTGATGTACCTTTTACTGTTATTTCCACTATATCACTCCTTTCCTATGCTGTTCTCTGCTATTTGGCAAAGTCCTGCTTATTGTACAGCTGATTTGCTATACTGAATTGTAAGATAAATATTTGGTTCACATTTCGTGTACTTAATTTGTAAAAAAAAGTTCCTCTATTGAGGTGTTGAAAAATCTTGCAATTCTTAACTTAACTTCGTCACGAGGAATACGCTGTCCGTTTTCGTACATAGAAAGAGCAGATTGACTGATTTCTACGGCATTTGCAAAGTTTTCTCTTGAGATATTATTTTTTTCTCTTAAGTTTTTAATTTTCTCGCCAATGACTTCTGCATTCATTTTATCACCTCCTTAAGTGAGTTCACATATCGTGTACTATTATATTAACACAGCATTCTAAAAATGTCAACACATTTTGTGAAATTTTTTGCTTGATTTTTTTCACAATTCGTGATATTATATAGTAAACAAAACACAAGAGGTGATTAAATGTTCTCCGATGTACTTAAACAGTTGAGATTAAAAGCAAATCTAAGTCAAGAAGAACTTGCAAAGCATTTAGGTTGTTCTAAAAGTTCTATTAGTATGTATGAGAATGGCACAAGAGAACCTAATCTTGAAACTTTAGAAGCTATAGCTGACTATTTCAATGTAGATATGAACACACTCACAGATTCAAAGACCTCCGCCGAATTAAATTCAGAACTCCAAGAATACCTCGAGGAGCTCAAGAACAGAAGTGAACTAAGAATGTTATTTAGTCTTACTAAGGGTGCTACAAAAGAAGATGTGGAAAAAGCAGTCAGAATTATTGAAGCATTAAAAAAGGATGAATAGCTTTGGGAGAAATTTTTATTAGAGGTTTAGAATTGCCGCTGACCGTACGAGGCGTAACGGTCTTAGATGAGGACGGCAATTACAATGTATATATTAATATTCTGCTTAGCTATGATACTCAACAGAAAGCCGCTAAGCACGAATTAAAGCACATTACATCCGAGCATTTTTATGATTATGAGCCTGTTGTACATAACGAGCTTGAGGCTAATGCTATATAAGAAAGAAGAATTAATTATGGGATTTTTAGATTTATTTAAAAATAAAAATAATAAATTAAAACCAAATACTCTTGCGTATGTTTTGGCTGATTGTAAGAAATTCAAAATTGATACAATTATTATGTTCACTGCCAAAACTTGTAACTATTGTTCAAAATATGGGCGTAAAAGAAACGGTGGAGGAAAAATATATTCAATAAGTGGGAAATCTAAAAAGTACCCTGCATTATCCACTATACCGTCAGATTTGCTACTCGGTAGATGTCCCAAATGCGATAAAACAATCTCTTTTAATACCTACTATCCCGAACTTGAGGATTTAGACAAGCCGTTTTCAGATAAAGAAATAGCAGAGCTTGACCGCCAAAGGAAGAAGAAATGAACAAAGTCCGTATCCTCGGCAAAGCCGTAGGGTTTTACAGTAACATTTATTAGAATAAAAAATCCGCCCTAAAATAGGAAATCAATTTCCCATTTTGGGGTGATAAAGCGAAAATGTCCAATCGATTGGACAAAACAAATTCTGAAAATGTGCAAACGTTTGCACAAATTGGAATGATAAAGCGAAAATGTCCAAACGTTTGGACAAAACAAATCCTGAAAATGTGCAAACGATTGCACAAATTGGAATGATAAAGCGAAAATGTTTACTCGAGTTTACATTTTGCAGTAATGTTAGTGTGGTGGCTTGAGGAGGGTTTGAGGGGTTTTATAACCTTTCGTATAAGAAAAATAAAAATATTATATATATAAAGGGTTATTTAAAAATGGCTTCAACCCACCACAAGCCTCCGCAGGGAGGAATATATGAAACCAAATTTTAAAGACAAAACAGAGTTTGCAAGGCTTGAGGATAAAGCTATTGACGGTCAGCTTGATTATACCGACTATCCGCCTGCCGAATACAAATACTTTTCAAAACTTGCAAAACTCGGTTACAACAACCGCCACAAGGGGTGGGATATGATTACTTGCCTGAAACTTCAACAGGAATTGCAGAGTGAGTACAGACAGTACCACGATGAGGGCGAGGAGTATTTAAGACTGTGTACGAGAATACAGGACAATATAAAGAAATCCGCCGATCTCGTTCGCAAGATGTACAAGCAGGCGGCAACCAAAGACGAAATGCTAAGCCTTGCGTTGCAGACGATAGAGCTATTAACAAATGAGAACGGATTTGTTAAAAGAATAAGTGAAAAGGTAAAGGAGATGAAAGAATGAAACAGTAGGCAATCTGCGAATTATGTATGCAAGCATTTGAAAAAAGAAGTGCAAATCAAAAATACTGCACCGAGTGCGGTGTTGAAATGAGAAAACAACAGCACAGAGAAATCATCAAAAACAGCAAATTAAGAAAAACAGCCGCACGCAATTACAATAAATCCGATACACTTGAAGAAAAATGCAAGAAAATCAATTTGTATAATAAGCGGCACGGAACACACTTAAGCTACGGAGAATATACGGCACTCGAAAGGCTTGGAAGAATTTAAGGAGGATATTATGAGAGAAATATTATTCAGAGGTCAAACTCGCAGATATGGCGAAAAAGTCAGAACTTTAAAGGAGTAAAAATTATGACAAGATATGAACTCGAAAGACATTTAGGGAAATATGTTGAAATCGTACTTTTTGACGGAACGGTGATTGAGGGCATTTTACATAAAACAAGTGAAAAAGCCTTCGAAAATGACGCTAATTTGTCAATACCAAAGTTACGATATTTCTGCACTTGTGGGGATAAGGTTGTTAGTAATTGTGTTTTTAGATTGTCCCACATTAAAAAAATCAGTCGTATAAAAATTAAACTTAAAGTTGTTGACGAAGTTAAACTCTCAAAGTGGGTAAAAAAGGAAGTCAGAAAAGTAGGTGAAGCGGAAGCATACTGCTTAACTTGCGGGAGAGAGGTTGTTTATCAAGTCATTAACAACCGTTATCAATTTGAAAACTATTGCCCACATTGCGGTGCAAAAATGGATAAGGAGTGAGCAAGAATGAAAGCCCATATAACTAAAGAACCTGCTGACATATGTGATCATTATACACGAGATTGTAGTATATCTTTTCTCGCTACCGTTACATATCACCCACCTAAGAATAGTCATAGGAACGCACCTTGTCCTTGTGGAAGCGGAAAGAAATATAAAAGATGTTGTTTGATAAAGGAGAACAGGCAAAATGACAAATTTTGAAAAGATAAAGCAGATGAGCGCTGAGGATATGGCGGAAATGTTGCTTGATGCAAGTGAAAAACATTTTACATACTGCAACCATTGTTCATATCAAAGTTTTTATGCACCGCATTGTACATCTAGCAACCTTCGAACAGATTGCGTATATGCAATCAAAAAATGGCTTGAAAGTGAGGTAGATACGAATTGACGGCGAGAGAGATTAAGGGCAAAATAATAGATTTTGAACTGTATCGTATGGAAAAGGAGCTTGAAAAATTTAAGGATTACGATAAAAAGAACTTGTTTGCAGATTATTATGCTAGTGACGAATGCAAAAACCCAGACAGTTACGGAATTGTATGTGTAAAATGCGGAGAGTGCGGACGTACTTTTACAAAAGATGGAATTTTAAAGGAGAATTAAAATAAATGAAAGTACATCATTGCATAGATGTTTGTTGTGGAGGCCGTATGTTTTACTTTGATAAACATAACCCAGATGTAGTCTTCATGGATAACCGTAAATTTACTGTCAAACCTGATGTTGTGGCCGATTTCAGGAATATCCCTTTTAAAGATGATACGTTTAATTTAGTAGTATTTGACCCACCGCATCTAATCAAAGTAGGGGATAAATCTTGGTTGGCAAAAAAGTACGGTAAACTTAACCCACATACATATAAAGATGATTTATCTCAAGGGTTTAGGGAATGTTTCAGAATTTTGAAACCATATGGAATTTTGGTTTTTAAATGGAATGAAACGGATGTTAAAACTAACGAGATAATTAAATTATCACCAATACCTCCAATTTTGGGACATAAAAGTGGGAAAAATGGTACTGAAAGTGAGGTGGAAGAATGACCGCAAAAGAAATCAAAGACATAAACCGAGAAATTACGAGGTTAAAAGCTAAAATTGCACGCATAGCCGCCGAGGCTGACAATACATCGCCTAAGCTGTCGGATTTACCGAGTGCAAGTCAAACATCTGACAAGGTCGGCAATGCGGTGGTGCAGATTGCAGATATTCAAAGGGAGATACAAAACCTTGAAATTCGCCGAAACGCAGCACTCAACAGCCTATCTCGTGACGATTTTGTGGAGAACTGCTTATTTATGCACCTTAGCCTGCGATACAGCTGGGCGAAGATAGCAGTTGATACAGGCGGAATCAATACCCCCGACAACATAAGAATTATGTGCAACCGCCACCGTTGGTAAAAGTTGTTCGGTTTTTCGGTTTAGGTGCAGTATAATATAAAATGAAGAAATCGATAATAAGAGACATTTTGTAGTTCTTTTTCAAAACAACGGCAGACCGCTCTCACTTGAGGGCGGTTTTGCTGTATCGAAAAATCGAAAGGGCGGTGATACCGTGAAAGACAAATTAAATGCAAGACAGAGGAAGTTTGCGGAATATTATGCGCAGAGCGGTAACACAGTTCAGAGTGCGATACAGGCAGGATATTCAGAAAATTACGCAAACGCAAGAGCGTATGAATTGTTGGAGAATGTTGGAGTTTCAAAATACATCAAAGAGTTATCCGACAAGCTCAAAGATGAACGCATTATGAGTGCTAAGGACAGACAGGTTGCTCTCTCTGACATTGCAAAGAGTGCCGAGCAGGACCCGTCAGACCGTATTCGTGCGATTGATACACTCAACAAAATGACTGGTGAATACATTGTCAAGGTTGACGCAAAGGTTGAGCAATCCGAAAAGCTCTCTGATGTGTTCAGACAGTTAGGCGGTGAGGGCTTGAGTGAGTAGCTTTCCTTTGTCGCAAAAGTATATTGACTTCATAAACACAACAAATGTGTCGGCTGAATTTCTTGAGGGCACTACCGCATCGGGCAAGACAACGGTCGGTGCCGGTGTAAAGTTTATGCGAATGGTGTCGCAAAGTTCCAAAAAGATACATGCCATTGCCGCCAAGACAACCGGCAAGGCGGAGGAAACTATCATTCAGCAGGACAATGGTATTCTTGACCTGCACCGAAACGCTGTTTACTGCGGTAACGGCGACAAGGATTACAAACTGCCGCATATCAAGTTTGAGGGCAAAATTATCTATATTCTCGGCTACAGCAGTCGAGATAAATGGGAAATGGTACTCGGTGCACAGTTTGGCTGTGTGTATATTGATGAGATAAACACCGCAGATATTGAGTTTATCCGAGAGATGTCAACCCGAAATGACTATTTGCTTGCAACGCTTAACCCCGATGACCCGTCTTTGCCTGTTTACAAGGAATTTGTGAACCGTTCAAGACCGTTTAAGAAATATGCAAAAGATGTTCCGCCCGAGATTATGACGGAGCTTAACGAAGAACCTGTGCCGGATTGGCGGTATTGGTTCTTTTCTTTTACCGATAATTTAAGCCTTACACCCGAACAGGTTGAAAAGAAAAAAGCCTCTGCTCCAAAAGGAACAAAGCTTTATAAAAACAAAATCTTAGGATTGCGAGGCAGGGCAACAGGGCTTGTATTCTCAAACTTTGAGAGGGCAAGGCACATAAAAACAAAAGAATGGGCAAAGCGGTTTTTAAACTCCGACCGCAAAAGCGAGCATTTTATTCAGTTTACGGCAGGACTTGACACCGCATATTCGCAGAAGTCACCCGACACAATCGCAATGACCTTTTTCGGTATTACAAACAAGGGCAAGTGTATTCAGCTTGACGAGAGGGTGTATAACAATGCCGAACTTCAAACTCCGATTGCTCCGAGTGATACGGTACGAAATTTCATTGATTTTCTTGACCGCAACCGAGAGGAGTGGGGCTTTGCGAG